GACTGACGCTTGTTTCAACGCCGCCGGTTGCGGGGGAAAGCCGATGCATTTACACGGCGAGCAACGGCAATCGATACGAAGTCGTTGCGGACGGGGTATATGCGGTAGCAGACGACGAGACGTACACGCAACTCGGAGCGTTGACGACTACTTCTGGGCCTGTATCGATGGTAGATAACGGGCTTGACCTGTTCATAGTAGATGGCAGTGTGGCCGGATTTACGATCAGTCTCGACAAAAACGTTATGTCGCCCGTGACGGATCCTGCATTCCTCGGCGCAGACAAGGTTGATTTCGTCGACACGTTCTTTATCTTCAACCGTCCGGACACTCAGCAGTTCTACATCGGACTTTCGAACAGCACCGGATTCGATCCGCTGGATATTGCGTCGAAATCGACCTACTCGGACAAGCTCGTCACGCTCGCTGTAATGCACCGTGAGATATGGCTGTTCGGAGCCTTGACTACCGAGGTCTGGTACAACACGGGCGCCTCGGACTTCACGTTCGGGCGCATGCCGGGCGTTTTCATCGAACATGGTTGCGCGGCGAAGCACTCGGTCGCAAAGATCGATCTCGCGCTGTTCTGGCTCGGGCGCGACCTTCAGGGGCAGGGCGTTGTGTTCGCCGGTCGGAACTACCTTGCAGAACGCATCTCGACGCACGCAATTGAGCAGGAAATCGCGAAGTACGAGCGCATTGACGATGCGATCGGCTTTTCGTACCTGCAAAACGGGCATGCGTTCTACTTCCTGACGTTCCCGACTGCGAATGCGACGTGGTGCTTCGATGTGGTCACGTCGCAATGGCATCAGCGCGCGTATCTGGAAGCGGATGGATCGCTGAGTCGTCATCGGGCGAACAGCTATTCCTTCAATCAGGGCCGCTGTCTCGTTGGCGACTGGGAAACCGGGCTCGTCTACCAGTTCGACCTGAACGCGTTCACTGACAACGGCGTGACGATCGAATACATACGCGGCTTCCCGCACATCTCGGGTGCCGATGGCAATCGCGTGCTGTTCCGCCAGTTCATTGCGGACATGGAGGTCGGTGATGGTCTTCCGGACGATTCCGCGCCGCCTGAAATCCGGCTTCGCTGGAGCGACGACAGAGGGCGCAGTTGGGGCAACTGGATTCAGGGAAGCCTCGGCAAGGTCGGCGAGTACCTGACATCGATCCAGTTCCAGCGGCTCGGCTATGCGCGTGATCGCGTGTTCGAACTGTCGTGGTCGGCGCCGGTGAAAACGGCATTGAACGGTGCATTCGTCGATGTCTCGAGGGCGCGCACGTGAGCGACGCTACAGACAACGCGAATATGCCCAACCCGGGCGTGCCGTTTCTGGACGCGTCGGGCCGCATCAGTCAGGTCTGGTGGGCGTTCCTGCTGTCGCTGTTCCAGCGGACCGGTGGTGGTGGCAGCCCGCCTCAGCCTTCGATCACGCTGGAAGATGTTTTGTCGCTCGAGCAGACGATGGGCGCGCCGTCCATGCCTGATCAGTTGCCGGAAATGATCTTCCCGCCGCCGGCATTGCCGACGATTGCCGACCAGACTTTCTCAAGCGGCCCCGACTTTACGCCCGGCACAACGACGGTCCTGACTCTCGCCAGTTCGTTTTCCTCGGCCGCGCAACTCTGGGTGTTCTTCGACGGCACGTTCCAGGGCGATGACCAGTATTCGCTGAACGGCACGACATTGACGTTCACCGATGTCATCCCGGTAGGTGTCAGCAAGGTCTACATCAAAGGATTGAGGTAATGCAACGAATCCCGGTTGTCATCCCTTCGGCGCAGTTGACGGCGTCGGCCGCGACCTATTACACGGCGCCGGCTGGAGCGACGTCGACCGTCAACAACCTGTCGCTCACCAACACGTCTGCGAGCCCGGTAGCGGTCACGCTGTACCGCGTGCCGAGCGGTGGCTCTGCATCTGCGGCGAACATGATCCTGTCGGCGTTCTCGCTGGCCGCCGGCCAAACCTATGTGCCGCCGCAGGCGATCGGACTTCAACTGTCGCAGGGCATGACGCTTCAGGCGCTTGCATCGACCGCAGCAGTCGTGACGATTGCCGGCGGCGCTTACGAAACATCGGGGAGCTGATTTGAAGAACTTCCATTTCCTCGCCAACGGCGTTGACGTCAATCCGCTGATGCTCGCGATCCGGCGTCGTCCCGACCTGTGGAAGGAAGACACGTTCCTTCGTCACTACCCGCAAGGCCCGTTTGGCGAGACGGAAACGATCATGCTCCGCTTTCCCGAGAAGGTCGAAGGGCTGACCGAAGAGCAGATCGAGGCGTACAAAGCGAACCAACTCGCCGGTTACGACCAGTACGAGGCGATCGACTACCCGGCCTACAAGGTGCTGCATGAAGCGCGTCCGCTCGTCATGAACCTGATGGCGCGCGTCGGGGGCGAGCGTCTTGGACGCGTGATGATCAACAAGGTCGTGCCCGGCGGCCGGATCTTTGCGCATGCGGACACGCCCGAGCAGACACGCTATTACACGCGGTTCCATATCGTGCTGCATGGCCTGCCCGGTGCGGTTCTGAAAGCAGGCGACGAGCAGATAAATATGCTGACGGGCGAATGCTTCTGGTTCGACAACAGCCAGGTCCACGAGGTCATCAACAACAGCGCCGACGAGCGCGTGTCGATGGTCGTCGATATCCGGACTTCGCGATGATCACTTTCAGCATTGAGCCGTTCTCGTCGGTTTATGGCGAGCTTCTCCCATTGCTCGAGCAGCACTACGGCGAGATCTCGACGCACAAGAACCATGGCGTACCGCTTGAGCCCATCGTCGAGGCGTATCGCGCGCGCGAGATTGACGGCACGCTGATGATGGTCATCGGCCGCGAGGCTGGACAGATCGCCGCGTACTTCGTGTGCTTCATCGCGCCGGGCCTTCATTACCGCTCGTGTCTTACATGCTCGCCGGACATTTTTTATGTCGATCCGGCACGACGCAACGGAATTGCCGGTATCCGCATGTTCCGATTCGTCGAAAAGGAATTGAAGCGCCGCGGCGTGAAGCGCTGGGCGGTCGGTAGCAAGGTTCAACACGACGCATCAGCGTTGTTCAAGTTTCTCGACTTCGAGCCGGTCGAGACTACCTATGAAAAGTGGCTATAGGGGCTAAATCATGGTCGCAGCAGCAGTAGCCGGCGCGGCAGTCGTCGGCGGTGTGGCGTCGAGCGCGATGAGTTCAAGTGCCTCGAAGAGCGCGGCGAGCTCGCAGGAAGACGCGGCGAAGTATTCTGCCGACCTCCAGAACCAGCAATGGCAGCAGACGCAACAGAACCTGGCGCCCTTCATGCAGTTGGGCTCCAGCAACATCAATGCGCTGCAGAACGCGCTGAACAACCCGATTTTCAACCAGCAGTTCTCCGCACCAACCGAAGCCCAGGCGCAGCAGACGCCGGGCTATCAGTTCACACTCAATCAGGGCTTGAAGTCGGTGCAGAACAGTGCGGCAGCGCGCGGGCTTGGGTCGTCAGGCGCGGCATTGAAGGGTGCGGCGTCGTATACGACTGGCCTTGCGGATTCGACCTATAACGACGTGTTCAATCGCGCGCTCTCGACGTTCAACACGAACTATGGCAATGCGTCGGCCAATGTGAACCGCCTGGCAGGCATCGTAGGAAGCGGCCAGAACGCCGCGTCGGGCCTCGGTGCGCTCGGTGCGCAGACCTCAGCAAACATCGGCAACACGATCACCAGCGGCGCAAATGCAGCTGCAGCTGGCACGATCGGTAGCGCAAACGCGATCAGCAACGGCCTGAACGGCATCACGAACGGCATCACGACGTATGGCCTGCTCGCAAATAATGCCGGCGCTCCGAACAGTGCAGCGATGGTGCCCGGAAGCAACGGCTACGGCTTCACGGTATAGAGGACACAATGCCCATCGATCCGAGTATCGCTCTTAACGCCAACGCCCCGAAGCCGGCGAACCCATTGCAGCAGGCATTGTCAATTGCGCAGTTCCGAGCGCTCAATGCGAGCGGACTGGCAGCACAGCAGCAACTGGCCGCCAACAAGGCGACGTCTGCCGCCTACCAGCAGGCCACCGACCCGAATACAGGCGTGGTCGACAACAACAAGCTGGTTGGCATCCTGAGCCAGAACCCGGATGCGGCGTACAACCTGCCACAGGTCATTCAGGGCATCAACACGCAGAAGCAGCAGCAACAGACGCTGCAAACCGGCCAGCTCGATCAGTCGATCAAGGCGCAAAGCGGTCTTCGGCAAGGGCTCGGCAGTCTGCTGACGAAGCCCGATCTCTCGCCTCAGGACGTGCAGGGATTCGCGACGACGCAATTGCAGGCCGGCACGATCACCCCTCAGGTCTACCAGGCCGAAATGCAATCGATGCCGCAGGATCCGCAGCAGTTGCGCCAGTGGGTATCGCAGCACTACATGTCGGCGTTGAGCGGTGAGACGCAATTGCACGCGATGCTGCCTCAGTATGCGCAGATCAACACGGGCCCAGCGACGGTCGCGGTCAACCAGAACCCAATGGCAGCCGGCGGCGGCGTTGGCACGGTCGGCTACACGGTGCAGAACGGCCTGTCTCCATCCGACGCAGCGAGCCCGGTCACGGTCAATGCGAACGGCCAGCCGACGATGATCACGAAGGGGCAATTCGCCAACGCACAGGGTGGCGCTCCGACTGGCGCAGCACCGGCAACGGGTCAAGGCGCGCCGGCCGTCCCGGGCCAGCTTCCCGGCGGTGGCTTCTCCGCCGCTCCCCCGCTCGGTGCCGACAAGATCGCAGGTGATGCAGCCACGCGTTACGGCAACCTCCAGCAGGCCGCGAGTCAGGCGAAGCCGCTCATGCAGACCTACGACCTCGCAGCGCAGGCTGTACAGAGCACGCTGGCTGGTAAGGGATCGGGCGCCGCGCTCAACGTTCCGGCTTTGCTCAATACGTTCGGTATTCAGGCTGGCTCGGATGCGGTCAAGAACAACCAGTTGCTCGTCAATTACCTGAACAGTGCCGCAGACCAGGCTGCATCATCCCTTGGTCTGTCGGGCAGCGATTCGCGCCTGGCTGCGGCAAAGGCCGGTCAACCCGATGCTGCAAACATGAATGCTCCTGCGCTGCTCGAATCGATCCAGCACGTGAAGGGTCTTCAACAGGCGGTTCTAGATCGTCAGCAGGCGACGACGAACTTCCTCGCGCAGAACGGCAATAACACGAGTGCGCTGCCGCAGTTCGAAACGAAGTGGAATCAGGCGTTCAACCCGGATGTGTCCTATGTCCGCTCGCTCGGCGATCCGGCCGCGCAACAGGCCGCCATGCAGAAGCTGAAGCAGGAAGGCAAGCTTCAGCAGTGGACGAAGGATTACACGGCAATGAAGGCGCTCGGGGCATTCTGATGCCGAACGTTCAGGGGTTCATCCAGCAATATGCACCGGTCGCGGCGCAGGTATCGCAGCAGATCGGCGTGTCTCCTGATGTCCTGCTCGGTCAGTGGGGGCTTGAAACGGGTTGGGGCAAGTCGGTTATCCCCGGTACGAACAACCTCGGCAACATCAAGGGGCCCGGTGTCGCTGCCACCGACAACCAGACCGGCTCGAGCGATCAGTACCGTGCCTACGCCTCGCCGCAGGACTTCGGCAACGACTTCGCGAGCCTGATCGCGCGCCGGTATCAGAGCGCCGTTGGCGCTGGCTCGGATGCGGCTGCATACGGCAACGCGCTGAAGGCTGGCGGCTATGCTGAGGATTCTGGCTATGCGAACAAGCTCGCCGGCGCAGTGGGAATGGTGAGGAAGTTCGGGGATGCGATCGCATCGGCGCTCTCAGGCTCTGCGAACGCTGCCGAACTCAGCCCGCAGCAGCAGGGCGCGCCCGTCATTTCGGCTACTGGACAACAGATCATGCCCACGAAGCAATCTGCACCGGTTGCGGCAAACGCTTCACCGCCGGCAGCATCAACCGGCGATCCCTTGCTGGATATGGCACACGGCGTCATGGCAGGCGCTACAGCGGCGGCGTCGGCACCGGCCAGTGCAACGGCATCGGCACAGCCCACGCAAGCCGCTGAAGACCCGCTACTCGCGATGGCGAATAGCGTGCTGTCGGCGAAGGATTCCCCTGCGCAACCGAAGTCGGCCGCCACGACCACGCCGCAAGCTGCTGCCGCGCCTGGCAAAGCGGCGCCGGTAACGCTCGGCAATGTCATCGGTGCCACGCTCGAGCCCATCGCGACGCTTGCCACAGGGGCTATTGCTTCCCCGATCGGCACGATTGCGCGCCTCGGCGCAGCGGCATTGCCCGGAGTTTCGTTCGACCGCGCTCAGCAGATCGGCGATAGCGTGCAGAACGCGCTGACCTATCACCCTCAGACCGCCGGCGGCCAGCAGGCGAATGCTGATATCGGACGCACGGTCAGCAATGCGCTGTCGCCGATCATCAATAGCGCGCCGGTCAAGGCGCTGACGAACGCCTATCAGCAGAACTTCGTGCAAGGCCAATCGCCGCTGATGGCGACGATCAATGACGTGATTCCGGGCGCCACCGCGCAGATCATCGCACCCGAACTCGCCGGCCGCGCCAATGGACTCATCAAGTCAATCGGCAAGCCG